GGGGAGGTAGGTCCCTAGTAGAAGGGATGATGAGAAGGTGGAGTTGTTGCTGGAACCCGTCCATGCCCCAGACATAAACTGGACATCTGAGTTCAATTTCAGGAACGTGCCCGTGACCGAAAGAAGATCTCGACCGACGTTATAGACAGTGTCAGGAGAGACATCTGAGATCGTCGGCCGACGCTCGTAGATCAGGTCATAGTTTGGAGAGCTGTATACTTCATCTGGTTCCGGTCTCTCGATAACAACCTTGACATTCTCAATTTCATACGGCCACTCTGGCGGGTTCACTGTCAGGTGATGCCTATCAACGGTGACCACGTTATCGCCAAGCTCACCGTTGAAATACACCTGCATGCCATCGATAAAATTCGTTCCCGTAATAGCGATATTCCCCGGAACCACCGGTGGGACGACATGATGATTTTCCCAGTAAGCAGATGAACTTACGTCAGAGATAGACGGGACGATGAAATCTTGGTTGCCGGTCTCTGTTGACGTGCCATACAGCCAGATGACCGTGTACCTCTTCCAATCATCAGGGTTATACCGAATAACTCCAGAATAGAATTGATGTTGGTGCGAATGATCTGACACGCAAGCAATGACAACCTCAGCTGCCATCCCTAAAGACTTGAAGGCAGCTTGGTCTTGATTTGCGAATCTGAGCGCAGCTTTGGGAGTATAATACTTCGGCATATCAATCTAAATATGAAAACTTGAAGTTATCTACTGCTTAGACTCCGGTGAAGTAACTCAGCGATACTATACTTTCTTCACCTGTGCTTGTCTTTGTAAATACCAAACGTACTTCCTGTGGGTGACCCAAACCATATAAAGTTGTGACATCCGGCCACATAGGGGAGATTGGGAAATCACCTAATCCCGTGTCGTACTTTGCCCTGTATCCCGGCAGCCAGACAAGAAGTTCATAATCTGAGATTTTCTTAAACGCCAGCGGGGTCGAACCTCTAAGCCAAGGTGCTTCTGGAACTTCACCTGGGTCGGGGCATTCCACGTAGATCGATTCAAGATCTGAAAAATAGGTCGTGTACCCTGATCCACCGTATGAAATTACGTGAAGCACTTTTGCTCGCAAATTTTCATTGTCTGACGCTGTGTTTTCATCAAGCCCCCAACCAGTTGCGTCTTGTTGCCCCTGCGGAGATGCAAAGTTGTACGAGTACGAGCTTACAAGTGTTTGAGCGTAGTAGTTTGTACTAGACGACGGAGCTGGCAGCCCTGCGTCAAACTCTAATTGAAAATGATCATTGAATCTGTTTGGGTCAGCAGCAGCAGCTCTCCAGTTTATGCCGTCGTTTAATGATGCTGAGTAATATGCTCCAGCGTACCCCTTTGTTAAGTAATTTGGGCCGGTTTGGTTCATTGCGTATTGAGGCCATATCCAAGGACTTGCATTTGAGGTTTGTACAGGATTGTATGATCCATCCCACTTATAGTTGCCAGTAGACGCAGAGCTTGATACATTCACAAGTCCCGTTGTCGAGTTATATCCAAAAGCAGCATGACCAGTTTTAGGTGGATTTGGAGTGGCTGTTGAAGCTGTCATGTAAACTGATGCATTGGTTCCATACCACATTGGATACGCTTCAAGATAATCTTGCGAAGAGGTGGAGTAATTTGGGTTTGCAGATATTGCAAACGTATGAATCATGACTGGTGGTTGCGGCGGTTCTGGCACTATTTGGAATTGGAAGTTGCACGTTCCCGTTGGGGAGTAGATTTCTCCACCTCCTGTATCGTATCCTGCAAATGTAAGCTGGATTTGGTATATTCCCTCCTCAAGAGGCGTGTCGAATCCATCATTCAAAAATGGAGACACTCCTATTTGAGGTGAGCCATAGTAATCATAAACTATCCATCGTGGCTCAAAACGTATTTCAGTGTCTATTCCTGGCGTTCCATTCCATGTTATGGAACTCGACAGAACGTACACACTTCCCGCAAATGATGCGTTATTGCCGTATAGTGGGCCATCGCCATTGTAGATGACATTTCCAGATGCATCCCACATCTCAATTCCAATCGCGTATGTTCCATCGCCAGCAAGAGTCTGTGTGTCAATCCACCATTGCCCGCCAGAAAGAGCAATTGGTGGTAACACTGTTCCTGAGAACCATGTGACCCCATCATCAACTGTCCCTACGTAGGGTGAAGGAATTCTCTCTACATACACGTTGATCAGTGGATTTACTTTTGCGACCTGAAGCTCGTAATCAAAGTTATCAGCGTTTGTGTAAGAACTAACTTCAATAACGTATATGCTACCATCTTGAAGTTGTCCACCCCATCGTGCAAATGACCAGTAATCATCAGCTCCATTCGTCAAACTAGTTGGTTCAATTGGAGTGTAATTTGGACTTACACTTGAAGCATCATCATTATAGACTACAGGGTCACCACCATTTGCGTATAACCACATTCTTGAATCAAATGTACCCGGTGACAGAGACTGTTGAGGATACAGATTGTCACCCACTGGTCGAACTACAAAAGATACGTCAACTGGTGCGTCAACCCAAACTCTCCAAAACTCAGATCTATATCCAATGCACTGAGTTCCTGTCAACCCAGGACCTTGAGGATCTGTTAGCCAAGATGGGTACATCTGCCCAAATGTATGATCAGAAAAATTCATGTCTTAAACTCCCGGAGGCGGCCACCAGGGTTCCTCAATTGCAAGACTGCCTGTGTATGCTGAGACAAAGTACGTTGGAGGTGGTTGCTCGCATCTAAAGAAAAATGGAGGCTCGATGAAATGTGAACCAGACACGTACCACAGTCTAAGGACCCACCAGTTTGAAGTAAGAACTGTCTCTAGCAAACCTTCACCGTCATTGTGGTTATTGAGAAATTCATACCATACGTCAATCCACTCAGGCCTAGCTAACCCACTTATTGCTGAGTCGTACAATTGAAAATAAGCACTGCCTGTCATCCCCATGACAGAGGGATCTTCAAAATCATAGCACATTTGTCTAAACGATAACGCAGGTATCGTTATCTGCGATGGGCTGTCTATAGTGAAACTACATTGTCCATACACATTACCATCTACAAGACTTGCTGATGACGGGACAATAACTGTACCTGAAATCATGTGGAAAGTAGAGAGATTTGGGTCATTGGTGAATACGTCTGGCCAACTGAACGTCTCGTAACAAGAACCAAAATCTAGCTGAATACCCACCACTCTATCAAGATTTGTACCTGCGATGACGAGGTCTTCTCCAGACGTTCCAGAAAATGGTTGAAATGACACGGACGCGTATCCAAGAGATTCATTCATGGTCGCGCCGTTTAGAGAGATTATGGTCGGCTGTATTTCTGGTGTTGCTCCGCCCTCAGATGTAGACAGATACGTCCACCCTGAAATCGTTCCTGACGTTGCAGTGATCCGTGTTAATCCCATAAACTATTCCTTACGGCCAAGGTATGTACGGTCTAATCGTTGCTGTAACATCTGGCACGTTCGTCCCTACATTGCCAATGTCAAGTCTATAGTAAAGTGCAGCGTTCCTATTGTCAACTTCAAGATAGTAAATTTGATTTGGGGAAAGAGTCCACTGAATGAATGACCAATAGTTTGAGCTTGCTGGCTTCATTGAACTTGCAATAACACCCGGTGCACCGGAAGCATCATCGTTTGTGCGTAACACTGAACCAGCATAATTGCGAAGCGTCATCCTAGTGTCTGGTGGGTTTCCGTACGACGACGCCGTTGGATACATCGTGTCGTTGCCATTCCTCAACGCAAAATCGAATGTACCACCACCGACAGACCAAATTGCGTATAGCTCACATTGACCGTATCCCCAAGAAAGCGATGTCTTACTCGTCATGTTACCAAAGTTCGCAGTTGTCGTGTATGGAGTTGCTGTTCTATACGTTCTGATTCTATTCGATTGACGCCCATCAGGATTTTCAATCCACACATCCCAAGTTCCAGAAGGTATCTTGTTCCAATATTGATAGCTGCCTGAAAGCTGTATGCTACGTCCTTGGTTACCATAGTTGTAGTAATTTCCAACGTAGTATCTGCTCCATGTTCCTTGCGTTCGTGATGCATAAACATCCCACGTTTGGTACATGTTAGCAGAACCAGTTATCGACATTTCAGACTCGTAAGAAACTTGTGCGTACGTAGTTTCAGGATTAACTTCAGTCAAAACTGGAGTTACAGACGCTGTATACTGCAATGTCGGAGTTCCTTGAGTCTCAAAGGTGTCTCCATTAAAGTCGTATGCTCTGCCCCATATTTCGTATGTTCCCGTAAGCAAATAATTGAATACGGGAGCTGCTATCAATGCAGATGTGGAAGTTATCTGCCACGGTGAAACAACATTGTAAGACGAACCACTCTGTATCACAACCTCCATTCCATACACAAAATTTTCGCCCGTGATTGTAATGTTATCTGAAGCTAGCGTACCCAATGTTGATATTTGAGTCCTGTCCATCGAGTTTATCATGGGCGCAGCAAGTACAGCCCAACTTGCACCTGAAAGATAGAAGCTAGCAGAGAAGGTATATTCGTGATAATCAACTGTCTCACCTCCGTCTAACGACACGTCCCAATTAAACTTCAAACTAAACGGACCCACGAATGAGTTTGGATCTGGTCTAAGATAATCTGGAACTACCGATATCGCCAAAACTTCTGTTGTTTCTATCCCTCCATCTCCACCTTGAATCCAATGTCTGTTTACGTATTTATTTCCAAGAGGTGTCATGTACTCACCACCACCTCCACCTGGATCGGTGGTGAGTTCAACATCTCCAATTTGCGCGTTATTGTGATGTTCCAAGAAAATACTGATGTCATTCCAGTAATTGTCTGCGTCAAATCCACCGGGTGGTGAGAACTTAAACCAATACGGGAAGATACCTCTGGCTGCGTCAAACTCTAGGATGTACGTGTCTGCAGCCGGAAGAGCTGCTCCACTCGTGTACGTCGTGTCTGGAGTACCTTCCATCAGACCTACCACATCGAATGTCCCGCCCCCGCCCTCAGATATTGTCGTAGCAAGACCTGGGTTCGGATCTCCCAACGTCTCGATCGTCGCGTATCTTGTCTGTGATGAATCCCAACGAGAGCTTGTGGTGACAACACGAGGCTCAGCCGAACCCATAAGATTGTAGATCGTCGCCTCGTATTGGACCTGCGTACCACCAGGGACTGTCAAGTTGGCGGGAGTAACGACCATTGTCTCTAAATTCAGAGGGCGGTGGCCGTAAATAAGGATGTCACCCTCTGGAACAAGCTGAGGATTCTGCCTGCGATAATTCCATTGGACCTTAGGTCGTTCGAGCATGTGACTCTCAACCACCACCTCAGCTCCCTGGAAGTCTATCCTGGCCGGCAACAGTCTCTTTACCAATTCGATGAACGAACGATCGAAGAAGTCTAGGAAGTCGATGAACGTTCTAAAGTTGATGCGACCCGTAAGACGAGTGAAATACTGTTGACGCAGTTTCTCCAGCGTCGGGTAGTTCTCGCGGTATTTGTTAGCAGGATCACCGATGATGTTGTTCCAGTTGTCCATCGTTGACATCATATAGCTGATGTCTTCGTTCAGAGCGTCGATGAGGCTGAACTCGATACCGACATCGTTGATCTCATTCCAGTGATCTTTTGGATTTGGACGTGGGTTGTCAAGATACCTTATCTTTTCCTCTGTCCAATTGTAATCAGGGGGAGCGATGAAGTTATAGGCGAAATTGAAGCGGTCATAGACGTTCTCGTTCCACGAGCCCGTGTATGGTGCTCCTCCCTCGAGATAGCCATGTGCACCATACTGTGAGCTGTCAAAGAAGTAACTGCCCGAGCTTCCCATAGGAAGTGTCTCGGTCCAGGTGTCGCTGTCGGTCAGCTTGTCAAATTGCCAGTTAAGTCGTAGCTCATTGTAACGCTCAGGCGTATCAGCTCCCTGTCCTAGCGGGTTTGCTGTATGGTCGAGTCTCTCCTGATCTGTAAGAGCAAGTGACCAGATCATCAAGTTATGCGTCCAGAACTGACCAACGGATGTAGCATCTGGGCTTGCCCCTACAGTGAAAGCAATGTACGGTGATTCAACTGCATTTGATAAAGTGCCACTCATTCTTGTGGGAAGAGCAACTGAGACTGGGGAGACGTCTGCCATCTTCGCGCCGTACAGGTCAGTGTCAAGGAACTGAATATCCAACTGCACTGTCGTGCCGCTACGCAACACAGATATGTGATACCACCGCCCATCAAAGATCGGGAGGCTATCAAATGTGACCTCTCCGCCGCTAAAGTCAGTGTATACGAGCTTACCTACGTGAGTAAGCGATCCGGACCTTTCCTCTCGCTCATACCTTAAACTCTCGTACGTCGGTGTGGTTGTTGATGTATTCGACGCAAGCTGGTTAACACCGTTCAGCTCAAATGCCAAAGCACCGCCAGCACCGCCTGTCGACTGGTCGATGTGATAGATTGATCCCGTCGCGATATTGCTACGCATCAGATTGCTGGCAAACGCTGGGAATGCTATCTGCATGTCCACTGTGAATGGACCACCATTCACAGCGACTGACTGCGCGACAGTGGACACGCCATACGAGCCTGATGGGTGATAGTTTCTAACCGCTGGCAGAAGCGCTCCTGAGGGCTCAGGCTCAAACATAGGGTCGATAGAGCTTGTAACACCCAGCGGGTCGACACGAAGAACTGTGCGGCTCTTAAGCGAGTTTATGCGGTTTGTCTCAATCTTCACAAACGGCTTAAGACCGTATTCTTTCAGTTTGACTATCGTGCTGTCGATACCGTGGATCCTGAACAGAGCCTCAACGCTTTCCTTGGTTCCCTTTGTCTTGTAGAGGTAAGAGAGGTTGTTGAGTGTGCGTCGCCAGAATTCATTCTTGATCTCGTACAGCAGGATGTCAAGTCTCTCGTTGCTGTAGATACCCTGATTGACATCCTGCTGTGTGCGGTCAAGAACTCCCAACCCGAAGAACCACTGGAACGCTTCCTTATTCAGGAAGTTGCCCTTGGTGCTCCACCCCCAGAAATTCAACACCTCATCAAGCAACGCATCAGGAGTAGCATCGGTCTCTGTGTAGTCTGCGACCAAAAGGTGAGACATCTGGTCGATGCTCACCTTAAGCTCGTCGAACTGACGACCGAGAAGGTAGAGCAGGTTCTTCATCACCGATGTGTTCTGCTCATCTTCAATCTGGATGTACTGCTGGGGTACGAGGTTGGTTATCAGGTTCGCGTTGTTCCGGTCGTAGTAAGCAGCAGACCCAGATAGCGGACGCAACATCCGTTCAGCGTATGTGAGACCCTCGCTATCAATCGTCCAACCAGGATTTGCAGGAACCCAGCCACACTGTACTTCCGCGACGTAATTGAAAACACCTGTCGCATTCACGCTCAGCAGCGGCTCACCCTTATCTTGTGGGCTCATGCCAAACCCGCCAGCATGCTGTGTCGCCGGTACCCAGAACGCTGATGTCCCGCTAAAGATACGACCGTCTAGTTTGTTTCCAGAATAATCACGAGCGTAGTAGCTCTGCGTCGTATACGGACGGTTGTTCAGAGACATTGTCGTGAACGGAACCGTGTAGGGCTCAGCAAACCGCCAGTATATCTTCAGCGGATCATCCCTGTAGACACGCTGGTTGTACGTCCTGTAGATGTCATCATGGTCACGGGCCATCCCCCAATAACGAAGCTCTGATAGCTGGTAGTTTGGCCATTCCAAGTTGACCGGCAATGTGGCGGACGGGTGCGGGCCCACAACAAACACGCTGGACCCTGTGCTGTACCTGTTCGTGCCTGTGGTGAAATTCCACTGAGCTGAGCCCGTCGGAGTATCCATGAAAGGATACGCGTTCGACCCCGGTGGAGTGTGATGCAACTTCAGCGTGCCAGAAGCAGGGTCCAGGACCCAAGCCATGAAGAAGCCAGATCCTCGAGGCGCTGAATTCTGAGGCAGCGGCATCGACGCGATACTTGGGGACGGAATAGTCGCATCGCCCAACGGATTTGAGAACGTCGCGCCGCTGAGGTAGAAATTGATCGTCCCAGACCCGATAAAGATTGAGAAGTTTGGGTCGCTGAAGTTTGGTACTGAGCTTGACGCTGGCACATGCTGCAGGATCGTTACGCCGTTTCCGGGCCCAGGGAACGCTGCTCCCTGCGGAAACAGAAGTCTATACTCGATCGTGACTGCGTTGCATAGCGTCCCAGAAGTGCCAGAGCTGAGAGCCAGCAGGGCAGGCGCGCCGGTAGTGTTCGAAGTGTCGCCAACGGTGATGTACGCTGATCCGCTGCCACTGAAATATCCAGACCCAGACCAGTGTGGCCAATCTGTGATCAGGTAATTCTGGTACGGGTCAGATGAGCTTCGAAAAGCCAGAAACGTATCGTAATTCCCATCATACGGGTACTCGACCAACATCCGATCGCCGGAAATATTGAAGTAATCGAGAGCTGAGTTGAAGAAGACAAACTTGGACCAGTCAGAGTAATCAAGCTTGGGTGTGACTCTGTTGATGATCTCCAAAGCCATCTGAACACCAGATGGAGACACGACTCCAGACACCGCCATATCTGACAGGTTCTTGGGCGAGGTAGTTAGAAGATCACGACCACTGAGCGTGGTCTCTCCGAATAGGTCGATAAGTCTAGCCATTTGTAGTCACACGGAAGCGGTTGGCAGTTCCAGGTAGGACGATCCAATCTCCGACCGGGGTCTGGTATATGAAGTCTATCTGGAGCAGCTGACCCTCAGGTAGACTGTTCATGTGCAGCTTGAAGTAGTTACCGTTATCATTGTAGCTGAGTTTCGTGTAAGCGACGGGGGCGATGCCAAAGGGTACCACGACCTCGCCCGTCACCACATCAGTAATGCGATAGTACATACTAGTCAGCAACACATTGGGTGTTGCTGCGGAGGCCGTGGCTACCGTCGCAGGGTTCCAATCCTTAAGCTGTGTGTGCAGGTGTAGAGTCACAACTTCATCATTGGAATACACAGATCGTAGATCAGATATTTGAGAAACAAGAGCTCCTGTTGGATCCACTGTAACAGATGGAACAGCAGACACAGCCAAAGAACCTGTGGTTATCAAAGCTGCTAATGTAGCAGCAGTAAACGTGGACGTCGAGAAAACAGAGCCAGAGTATGGACCAGTAGTGGCTGTGTAGATGTTATGGAGCGAGAAAGAACCTGTCCAATCATTCCAACGAACGTCAAGATACGGGCGTTTTGTCGGGAAATGAGTGTGTCGACTGTGAAATTTTTTGATGTAATAATCACGGGATGTTAGAGTTGGGTCAACCTTGATAAAGAACCCAAAATTATTACCATTCGTCATCCAATCATTTACTGCAGGAGTAACGTCCGTATCTAAATCCTCATGCCCAGTGTAGAAATGGTATGATGAAGTAACAGAGTTGAAGAACGGAACAGGCAAAGGAGCGTCTAGTACCAATCCAGCAGTTGATCTTGATGACCCACCAGCGACAGACCATGATGCGCTGTTACTAGCAGAGAACCAATTTGATGCTCCATTATCTGTGTAATAATCCATGTCATGGCCAGCTCCTTCCTGCCATGACTGCGATACCTGGTAGACAACAGCATCGAACTCAGTCGGGATTGTCCCAGAGTGTTGAGCATCAAACAACTTCAGCTGGAAGGTGGGACCACTGTTTTTAGCTTCTAGAGGTATCTTGTCCAGATCGAACTGTACTAGAGTGTGGGCTGATGAAGTTACGCTTTCCACTGTATAGTAGATGTTTAGAATCTCTGACGCTCCCACGTTTGCGTCAGAGATATCCTGTGCCCACACGGACGGATCTCCATTGGCGATCGACGTGTCTTTAGATGGGTAGAGACGATAGAAAGCCATAGGTACTCCTTACGGGTAGGCGGCAAGCGTCATCTTGTATGTTGTACCCGTGATGCATACGAGCACGTCAGTGCCGCTCATCCAGATATCTCCGCTAGCCGAAGTAGCATTTTGAATGTCTTTGAAATTAAAGACATCCGTTATCCTTAATGCTCCTGTAATACTCAATGCTCCACCATCTGGCATTAGCTGGCTTGATGTCAGCCATGCATTTCCTTTGTTGTTCCAGATAGACGCGCTTGAGTCTAAGTTTCCAGATAACGTGTTGAATGATGTACTAAGCGCACCTGTTGTATTTGCATTCCAAATCGAAGCACTGGAGTTCAGGTTACCCGACAACACATTGAACAACGTGTTGAGAGCACCTGTCATGTTCGCATTCCAAATAGACGCAGACGCATCAAGATTTCCAGATAGAATCGATATGTCAGATCCTGAAAGCAAATCGACCGTCTGACTTACAAACACGAACGACGTTGATAGAGCAACAAAGCTGGATGACAACGCGAGCTCATCAGCAGACAAGATAGAAACAGACTGATTGGTAGCTGAGATGCTAGTTGATAAGGCAGCATCAGTGACAGATAAAGCGGACGATAGTGAGCCTATCGTAGATGAAAATGAGGCAGAAATTACTCCTAGGCTCACCGATAAAACAACTGTTCCGCTGTTTATGATGTCTGCGATAACACCAGAAACAGTAGCAGAGTCCGTAGCAGTCCAATATGACTGAGATAGTCCTGTTGGAACCACAAATGTTTGTGTTTTAGGTCCACCTGTAAACAACTGACCTGTGAATGGAACAAGCGGGTTAGTCATAGTTTTTCCTCAATTACTTTGTTTCACCCATGATATCACGATCTGGGTAGTGGACCTGGAAGATGCTGTCTGGTGGTGCGTAGACGATACCATGTTTCGTATTCGCTGTCACATCGAAGCTCACGTCTTCACGGTACACCAGACCAGTATCTGGATTTCTGCCGAAGAACGACGATATCTCCAACTTGTAGACAGAGATCACGCCAAGAACCTGCTGCAGCTCTGACCTCATATCTGACAGAACAAGAGGCTCACCGATCTGAAGGTTAGAGACGTCGAGGTAGTTCTTCAGTGTCTGTAGGCAGTTCGTCAGCACCTCGGCTCTGTTGTACTGCGGTGATACAACGATACCAAACAGCACGCCGATATCGATGACGTACGCTGGCAGCACATTGATTCCCTCTGTCACCATACGCAGCTTGCTGAAGAACGTCTTGATGTTCTGCTGTAGCGTGGTTGTCGGGCGGATCAGTGTCCCATCTGTGCCACGCGAAAGGATGTGGAGGTCAACAGCGTAAGCGTTATACGCGCTTGGTTTGATGTATGCCTTCTCTACACGCCCAAAGCGCTCTGGCATCGTGAACACGTGAGCCAGATAGTCATCCTTGGTAACGGCTCGCTCCTGGGCGGCAAAGTAGCTTGACGCATTCTGCTTGATCTCATCTACCGTCTCAGCAGGACCACCGCCCTCTGAGGCCACGAGGTTAACGCACTCTACAGTGGCTCTAACGTTGAGGACAGTCTTCTGATCGATACCGGCAGGGAACTCATCGAAGTACAGAGTACCAGGCTTATTGATAGTGAACGCGTCTACGTTCGTCTCGACTCCACCACCCACGCGGTACTTCGCCAGCAGGCGAACATTGTATGGGCTCAGGCCCAGTGTCGAAGTCTTTAGGAAGTTCTGTGGGTCGATCGCGAAGTTAGTAAACGTCTTACGCCCCGCGATCGGTAGCGACATGTTGGCGATGTTTGGGATAAGCTCATCGTTGTACGACGCGCCCTGGCCGTTTCCGAACTGAAGGAACGTCGTCGCGTCAGAGAGCCTGCGCTCAACCACGAAACGACGGGGAGCGGCACGCCAACGAAGAACGTACGGGATCGTAGACTGATCGTCAGTCGTGTTTACAATCTGATCGTACACGACACTCTGAGCTAGCCAATCAACTTCGTACCATCTATTACCAGTCTCGTCGAAAACGTCCAACACTTCGATAATGTCAGGCTGACCCAATGTCAGACGGGTATACGGAGTGAAAGTCGATGGAGCTGTCAAAACCTCCTGGACTGTCCTGCCACCGATGCACTCCACCGTGGCTCTAACCGCGAAATGAGTTATCGTTCCGTCAGCGTTTGTCTGCGACGGCTGATAGTCGCCAGTCGTGTAATCGGAGAAATCTACGTCCTGAAGCGTCTCGAACACCGTGCCATTGGGACCAAGAGCTTGACTGCCAGCCAGCAACCTGGGAAGCAGCGAGTTATCTGGAACGAGTTTACCACCCTGAGACGTTGCTGGAACCTCTATGACCCACTGCACTGGAACTCTGGCTGCCCGCTTCCCCTTTGGCTTGTACCCGCGCATCCGGGCAAAAGCCTCGACGTTGTCGATCTGCCTAGCGGTCTCCTGCTTGATCTCCAAGAACTGCTGGTCCATGTAGAACGAAAGGACGTCAGCGATGTATGCCTGAAGCTCCAGGATCGTCATTCCTGGCGACGTCTCGTTGTAGTCTCGGAATGACCCAGAGAAATGCGCCTGAGCATACTTCATCAGGTCGCGTTTGTACGACTCAAAATCTTTGTTGATGTACTTTACGTCCGTCGCCTTCAGAGGCGTGTTAGCTGACATCTGTTATCCTCCCTGAGGGAAAACGGTCACTTCAACAACACTGCTCATGTCCTGCCTGCCCCTGACAGAGAATGTGACTTTGATAGTTATCTTGTGATCCTGAGTGTACGTCACGTCCACGTTATTCAGGCTAACGTAGGGAAGCCACTCAGATACCTGAGTCTCGATCCTCTGGATTATTCTTTCTTTGGTCTCGTTTGACTGCTGGGCGAACAGGAACTCTGCTAGGTTGCAACCCAGATGGAAATGATTCGGGCGTTCTCCCCAGTTTGTCAGCAGCAAAGCCCTGAGGTTATAATAGGTTGCCTGAATCTCAGTCTCAGACGACGCAAGGAACCCCATCGAGCTGGTTGATTTTGCTAGAGGCATGGTCAGACCGATAGGCATTCGGTCTAAGTAGCCTTGCCGACAGGTTTTCTATACTAAGGTATAGATGGTAGCGTAGTGATAGAATCAGGGCCAGCCTTGACACCGGCGACCGGATGCTTGTGGGTCGTCAACGAGATGGCACCGGCCTGGACGTCGGCAGAGCTGACAACGTTTCCTGACGTTGATATTGTGCCGTTGATACTCATCGCCCCGCCAGACATTTGCATTGTCTTACCGGCTGCCGTCAACATCATTGTGACGTCAAGATTTGGTCGCAGGTGCCCACCAGTCGCGTCAACGATAAGCTGACCGGCTGTCGAGTCGACAGTGAAACTCTGGTCGGCAGTCACCTGAACCGTAGGGGAAGTCACTGTGGCACTGTCCGAGGCGTCCAGAGTGAACTTTGCTGTCTCCATCGTGATCTCATCATCTGCCACGACTGAGAACTTCTTCGTCTTTACGTTGACCTCAGCTGTCGACAGAATATCGATCGTCCCGTCATCCTTGATGTGGATGATGTTATCACCCTTCATTACCTCGATGAGGACGTTGTCTTCCTGGACTGTGATAAAGACGTTGTCCTTCATCTTCATCTGGATGACGTCGTTGTTGTGGTAAATGTAGCTTGACGCGTCCTCGGGCGCCATCTTGAAGCTCTGCCTGAACATCAATCGTAGAGCGTCAGCTTTCAACAGAGAGGCAGGACCAGTGAAATCCTCTGGCTCTAATCCGTCAGGATGAGCTTCAGGGATCTCTGTCATTTTCAAATTCTGATCCACGTTCGTCTTCATCGACATGTACAACATCGCGTCGTCGACAGAGACATCTGGATTGCCTTCTTCCATGTCCTTGCGGCCCACAACGATCATGGCCGTTCCGGTACCTTCACCCCCGCCCTCTGCGTCTACAGATCCCAACCCGTCATCAAAAGTCGCTGGTCCGTCTGGGATCAGTCTATCAGTTCCCAGCACGACCAAAGCGTTGTTACCTCCCTCCTGCACCCAGTCACCAGAGCGACGAGTAAAAGAGACAGGGACGTTCTCTATGACCTTTAGGTATCCTGCCATATTATCCCTTTGGGACGCTGACGAATCTGCGCGTCAAGCGGAACCTATCCTTAGAGAGGGGAGGGACAGTAGCTTTAGGGGCACTAGAGCCATCTGTGGAGCCCACAAAGTTTCCCATAAGTGGCGCCTTACCTTCAGCTTCTTCTGGCATCAGCACCTGGTTTGGGGTGTCGTGGTTTCCATTTAGCGGGGCACGAGAGAGCCACAGGCCGTGATTCATCGTCTCATCTTCAAAGACGACGTACACAACCTCACCTGCTGTCGGGTTAGCGACACCTGGAAACAGTGGCCAATACACGCGTAGATCGTCGTCATCAACCAGCGCGTCCATCGTGTTTGAGATGATCCTTGCCTTCACGCTGTTCTTTGGGTTGCGTGGACCCATGTTGATCATGCCTTCATCATTTTTGATCGTGTAGCTCTTCTTCTTACCATCCTTTTGGACAAGATACGCCCCGACGGGTTTTCCATCTGGCGTCTCCAGTTTGCCACCGATTGGGTCCAACGCGATGACAAGCGCCTTATACATGAACTGGACGTATTCATCCCGCTCTCTGTACGCGCCTGACGCTCCCTTCATCAGCGTCTCAGTGAAGCTGATTGTGGGCCTACGAAATTTTTCGTTTGACCACTCTGACGACATTAGTTGAGTTCCTTGTCGAGAGGGCTGCCGTCAGAAAGCTCATCGTACAGGTCTTCCTTATCCTGTTTTGATAGCTTCTCTGGTTTAGCGGCATCTGCTGGCGGGTTTTTCTTAGCGTCTACTTTGATCAGTTCCACCAGCTGTTGGTTCACTTTGGTCAGCGAGTCAGAGATCTTTGCAATCTCCTCAGCAAACGCCGCAGACACTTCTGGGTCCAACTCCTCGGAATCATCCTTGGAATCGAACCCATGTGTGAGGCCGTCAGCTACGGCTTCTAAGCGCTTGCGATCTCTGCGTGCGTTCTCGATTACCTCATCAACCAATGTCTTCTTTTCTGCCATGGCTAGATGCTCCTGTCGAGTAGTACTCCTCGCACCACTCTTCATACAGGGCCTTGATCTTCTTTAGGTTTACCACGATTTGCTTCGTGTTAAGCCCAGTTAGGTCCCTCAGGTATACATAGACCGCTTTCTTGTTATAGATCGTGACCATCTCAGCATTCTTCATGATGAAGATGATGGCCTCCAAGATCTGCTTCTCGTTCTTCTTGGTCAACCGGTGACGCCACGAGTCCATGGCCTTATAGAACTCAAGCCACTTTTCCTTCTCCTCCAGAAGAGTCTCATGAGGGCTAACAATGAAGTTCGGGTCAGTCTTTACCTTTTCGTGGTCAAGATCATAGAAGAGCTCAGACTCATTCTTGTTGCGACGGTGGTTCTCACGAGAACGAGCGATGAACCAGTTCTTTGCCACCATGTTGAAGTAGCTGAAACTGGTGGACGTCGGCTTACCAGGGTTTGCTGACTTGCTTGCGTCGAACTTAGGCAGAGTGTTGTAGAGATCTGTCAAACACTCACGCTTGAGGGTCTCTGGGTCGCCCAAGCTGTAGAAGCCGTAGACGAAGATCAGGTTCTCGATCAGCTTCTCAAAAGCGGGCCTGATCTCTTTATCAAAGATGTGGTGCTTCTCTTCATCCGTGGGCGCTACCTGGAATGCTTCGATGCTTGCGTCCGTTGCCTTAGTGAAGTAATTGGCCATGGGTTCCCGTTAATCATGAATCTTCGGCCGGGGCAGAGGCGGGGGTGGACGGAGAGCGAGGCCGGTCGCTTCCTCCATCTGCAACGAAACTTCGTTGAAACGCTTGCCCATAATCATCATGAGCCTGTGCGCCTCCTGGATCTCTGCGTCATTCCCCAGGACTGGACTGTGTGCCATCTTTGCAAACTGCTTGATGTTAGCAATCAGGTCGTCATTGATGACCTTGAAAATAACGTCATATACGACTGCCTTCCTGTAGAACCGGTACGAGACATACGTCATCATGGCCGTACAGGTCCAGCCAAGAATGGCCATTGCAATCCACCAAATCATATCACTTTCTCCGTCTAGCTGTTGTCCTTTTTTTGGGCATAGCAAGATCTGTTGACGGACCCTCGCCTGCGCCGCCTGCGTACTTGGGTGTCCAACCAGTTCCCTTGAGGATAAACCCAACTGGTTGCAGTTGTACCTTCATCTTCTGCTGCCCATCGCATCCTTCTTCCATACACAGAGGAAACGGGTTCTGCGCGTACTCACCCAGAGACATCATCTGTTCAAGCATGTTGCCACACTTCGCACACTTGAAGACGTAAGTGGGCATTTAAGCCTCCTCAGGCTCTTGCTCTGGCCACACTGTGGCGCGAGGGTGTTCCTTGAGATAATTGAAAGACAAAGAAAGGGTACCGTCACTGTTCTCAGCGAGGTCCAGATCACGCAGGGCCTGCGAAGCGTCCGTACCATTCAACATTGCATCCTGAAAGATAGCCACGATCTCCAGAAGTGATTCTGGTCCAAGTTTCATATGCTGCCTCCTTTTGCTATTGTACCACAGATACTCACTTAGCGTAATACATCTGAAGTTCACTGACAGCGTGACGCACAGCTTTCCTTACATCCACTGGATCCTTTGCGTACGCCTCTTCAAAGAACGTAAAGAATGCTGTGTGCATATGCGATGTCATTGGGATTTCGATACTGAACTTAAAGCTCTCCGTGTGCACTGCGTATTTGTGCTGGCGGGTGCGAGGCACGTACATCTCCTCGTAAAAACTAACGTCAGCTCCGTACTCGCTGAGAGAGATTACGTAGTCGTAGTCCTTCTCGACAGGAGGGCGCATCCCAAGATAAGTCAGGATGTCGACTATCAGGATCTTATCTTTGATGATGTTCACTTATCAGTCACCGCCCGATCGCCCATCTTCTCCCAGTCCTTCTCTTCTCTGACCTCGTTATTCCGCTCGAGAACAGCCGTGAACATTTTTTCGTCGACACCATACTTGCGTGCGGTAAAACGAAGGTTGTGCATGTCCTTGGGGAAACAGTGACCACCAGCACCCATATGGCCGTCATGCCCAGGTACCGAGACATGGTTTCCACCAATGCGTGGGTCAAGCGCAGTAAGAACCTTTACTTCGTCGTAATTGATGCCCATCTTCTTACACAGCAGATAGATCTCGTTGCTGAAAACGACTTTCGAAAACAGCAGCCCGTTACCAAAAAGCTTTGCCATCTCAGCAGCCATCGTCGAGCATTGAACAAGAACACACTTTCCCTCTTCAACACGACGCTTGTCGACCTCAAGGAAGAACTGAAGAACAACAGCAGCAGATCCCAAATCTCCGCCAACGATAACTCTATTGGCTTGGAGCATATCCTGGATCGAATTCTTTTCTGTCAGAAATTCTGGGCTGAACGTTATTCTTAGGTCTAGGTGCTTGCCCTGCAAGTTCTGCGTAAATCCTGGCGGGACTGTGCTCTTTAGGCAACACACGAATGAATCACCGGGACGACCAATCTCCTTTGCAGTGCGAGAGATATCGTCAAACACAGATTCTGGAATTCCCGTGTAACATTCCCCAGACTCGCGCATCGGAGTTGGGACGCAGACAAAGATGATGTCTGACTCCCTGACAACAGTCTCAAGGTCGACGTGACTTTCGTCCCTATCATTCTTGTACTTGTCGTATGAGAGTACCCGCACCTTGCGCTCAAAATACGCACGCATGGCTGAGCCAACAAATCCCTGCCCAATGATACCGACAGTGGCGTTTTCCAACTTGAAGCTCTGAATGAAATCAGGTGCGTTGATGTCCATAACTCTCCTTACATGGGTTCGCCACTAAATGGGTTTTCACCGTGCCAACCGAACTGACCTGTGTACGGTAAATTTTCAACAGCGAAAGTGTAGGCCAATTCGCTCGGCGCGAATGTGATACCCACGTCCTCAAGCTGTTTACGGTATGTTCTGCAAACCTGAACATCATACGGAGCGATGTCAGGGTAATCGTCACGGGACAGCTCCTCAAGCAGCTTCTTGGATTGAAGAGCCATAGCTGCGTTTCCGACAACATCGTCCCAGAACCACGGAGCTCCGACAAAGTCATACTTGAGGAAATCATCGTTCCAGGCAGATCCGTTGAGAACGAACCCGTCCCATTGGACCATCAGGATGTGAGACGTCGTCACATACTTGTGCAGCTCTTTGCCTACGAACTTGTCATACGCTGCAACGCTGTCAAGTGGTGTCGCGAGCTTTACCACTCCAATACGTGGATCTGTGGTGACAACGTCCAAGGATGTGAACAGGGTTGCGTTGGCGAATCCGATCTGGTCCAGCGACTTTGACAGCGCATGCAGTGTCTCTGGAATCTTAACGTCTGACGCTGCGATCAACATAACGTTATCGAGCTTCTTAGTCGATGGAGCTGTCTTGACCATCCGGTTGCGGTGGATGTATACCTTCTCACCATCTAGCATCCGCGCGAGCTCATCAGCAAACTCCTTGCCGATGTTGTCGTTATACGTGCTGGCGATATGTGCAGCGAGCTCTACAGCCCATTCCTTGGGCCGTTGCGGGCTTAGCACAACCTTGGCCATCTTCATCTTCACATCGGCCTCAATCGGGTTGGCCCACTTAGTTCCCTCCTCGAGAACATCCTTCCACACGCACGAAGGTGGGATCGGCTCCAGCTTGTAGTCCAGCGGGATGAACTTGTTCTTACCACCGACCTTCAAGAAATCAAGGTGGCCTGACCAGTTCGTCGCGATCACCGGGAGACCGCACGCTGCAGCCTCGATGATAGGCAACCCGTATCCCTCACCGTGAGTGAGGGTGATGAACGCCTTGACCTTATCGTTCTTGTAAAGTGTGGCCAGCTCAAGGTCGCTCAAGCGCCCGTGAATGAGCGTGATCTTGGGAAACTGGCCACAGCCTGTCTGCGCTTTGATGAACTGGATTCTGTTCTTCACGTTCTTGAAGTCAACATTTGAGTTGTTAACCATGCTCAGCTTGAGCACCAACCCGACGTTCGGGTTGTTTCTGAACTGCTCACAGAACCACCTAATCAGCAGCGCGAAATTCTTTCTGTCCTCTCCATCAGCCTTATCGAGGCCAAGACCGACAGAGATGAAATTGAAGTCAGGAGCGTCAGAGAGAGCGAGAGGATCGCTCTTCAACGTGACCTTTGACTTCAGCGGATCAGTGTTGAAAATCTCAGTGTTTACCCACTCTGGGAGAACGCACATCGGCTTGCGAAGCAGGACCTGTGACGGTCCCTTCTCAGCGCCGTAGATAGCTGTCGTAAACGAGCGAGCTGAGTGTATAGATGGGACCACCAAAACGTCAGCGACCTCATTCGTCTTCTCCTGCCAGATCTTTGCGACCCGGTCGGTTTCAATACCGGCTGTCACGCAGATATTCACCGGAGCCATCTTCATGAACTCATTCGGTATTGTTACCTGGAATGACACGTCGAAGTCTGGCGGTACTTGTGGGTTGAACTTTGAGGCAAGCTCCTTGATACGCTTCATCTCCGGCGTATCTTCGTAAATGAGAGGCGTAGCACCCCAAGGAACTGACATCACAGTGATGTCAAACTTGCCACTCTCATCGAGAGCCTTTAGTAGCATTCGCGCATGAACGCCATAGCCTGAAGCTGTCTGGACGGGACCGCGAAAGATTAGCTTCTTCATGTTTACCCCATGATGATGAGCGAGTTGGCCCGCTCGTATTGTTCCATTATCTGCTTACCTAGTGTCTCATCGACGAGCGGCTTCCATCCACCAAACTGCCTTTTGCTCAGGTCTATGATCTCTATGATATCCCTGTTCATCGCCAGCATCATGTTCGCTCTGACAACATCACTCACAAACATGTCACCTGTCTTTGGCCCTCTTGGACCGTAAATACTGGGCATCTTCAATGACACAACAGGAAATTCCTGTTCCCAATCGCAAGCCAAAAGATCGTCGTTGTTATTTACCAACCTCTGCGCTCCAGCAAGCATACAATTGTCTGCTAACGTTGGAGTGTGGATAGGAGCAAAATTGAAGACCCACGTTTTGTGATCTAAAAACCTCTCCATCCTCTCTTCATCGTTTGCATCTGCTCGTACAAACTCAAGCTTCGGATGATTCTTCCACCGACGCAGATTGTCAATCTTACCCGTTGACAGATTGTCGATAACGTGAACCTCAAACTGTTGTACTAGCAGCTCATCGACCAGGTGACTTCCAATGAAGCCCGCTCCACCTATGACCGCGACCGGCATTACTTTTTCACCTCTAGGTTTGAAACACCACTTACAGCAGAGATGATTGATACGAGCAGACTTAATGCTGAAATCATAAGAAGCGGTGCCATCTCTTGTCCCATGTTCTTCCATGAGAAGACCAAAGAACTTATGATTCCAGCTAGAAATACCGCTGCAAGAAACCCAGATAACCACAGACGCGTGGTATAAGTGAATGCTTCGGGTTTATCGTAGTAGCTCACAACGTCACCACCCTAGGTACCGGCTTCTTCCAGTCTGCGATAGACTGAGTGATAATGTCGTCAAAGCTGTTAAGCATCACGTCCATGTTGAACGTCTTCACCGCCCACTCTCTAGCCTTGATCCCGAGCTCCTTTCGGGCAGGACGACCCATATCGTACACTTGCTTCAACGCCTTCACTGTGTCCTCGTACGAGACACGGTCGTCGTAGATATACGGGATAGGTTGGCTGCCTGTGCAGCACCTTGCAGCCGGGAAGATAGGGACTCCAAACCACTTTCCTTCCTTACGCGTCCACTTTGACTTGGCGATCTCGGTGAGCTTGTCTTGGTTAGAGAAGTCAGTCAGTCCCTCCCACCAGTCACCGATCTGGAACTGCAACCCACCCGTCATCTGGAGAGCGATGGGAGTGCCGCACATCATGCTCTCCAAGGTTCCAAGACCAAATCCCTCGTTGTTTGCGATGTTGAGAGTGAGGTCGGCTGAGTTGTAGAACATGTTCAGATCCTCTGGCGACACCCGCTGTTCAGAGATAATCATGTTGTTCTCAAAGCCGAACTTCTTGCCGACCGCGATCAGGTCCTGGCCCTCCGGATCCTTCGTTTGGGTCTGCAGGAACAGAGCCACATTCTGCTTCCCGACCACGTCCGCCAGCATTTTTGCTGCGACCACGACATCGCCGCTCATCTTTCGACGCGCATTCCGGTTGTTCCAGAAGATGATGAACTTCTTGTCCCAGTGGGGTCCAAGCTTCGCCTTTCTGAACTCCATCACCTGTTGCTCAGGCATGATCTTGAACACATCAGGAGGGATGGCGTGCGGGACGTACTTGTACTTTCCGCTGTACAGCTTGAGCTTCTCCATGTCCTGGAGAAGGCCGTACGTCTTCAGCGAGAGCGGAACCATGTAGTCAATGCTCTCGTAGTACGCATCGTTGAACTCTGGCGTCGGGTCATTGTCCCAGACATGCCAGTAGACGACCGGTACGTTCTGCTTAATCTCGTCCGACATCTCGAAGAGCCACGTGTAGAACCGTGGGTCGGTCACGATAAACAGAGCGTCCGGCTTCTCATTGAGGATGAATGCTCTCATCCGATCACGATCGCCATACCCATCGATCGGATAAATCATCCAGTCGCCCTTGTAAATCTCTGGGAAGGCGTTCTGTGGACGATAATCAGCGTGCTTAATAGCAGCTCCCCAGCTAAGAACCTTGTATTTGCCTGTCTTGAGCAGGCCCTCGATAACATACCGAGTCTGAAGACCGACGCCACTGGGGATCAACGGGTGGTCCGAGATCGTCAGAATTTTCTTCTTTTCCATTATTTCTCCGGGCAGGCAGGCTTACCGAGATACGGGCACTTGTTCCCATATCTATCAGAACATGAGTTTCTGTTCTTGTCAAAGTTTCCGGTCTTCTCTTTTTCGTACATCTCAGTTATGATGCTGCCGAGCGTATCAAGCGCGCGTTGCACGCTCACAGGCCCGGCGCTGACTTGGAAAAACTCGATGGGCGGCGCACCCTTTGGGGGCATACGCTTCAGGAGGATAAACGCAGTCCTGACAAGCTTGGGATCCAGGTTGAATTTCTTGCAGAGGTAGTGCTTGTACAGGAACAGCTGGTAGTGCTTCCAGCGGTCCTGGCGAGTGTCGCGGTCCCAACCCCACCGGCAGGTCTTAAAGTCGCATACCCAAAGGATCGTGTTACCGCGCTTGTCCTTCGCTCTCAGGATGATGTCGATGAAGCCCTTGAACTTTATCTCCTCAGCCGGATTCTCACGTCCGATGTCCTCGAGCAGAGCATACTCGTTATGAACCACCTCAGCGTTTTTGAGCTCCTCGCAATCCTTGAGGCGCGTGATGATGTTCGCGCCAGAAGCCAAGAGCTCGTTTATCTCTTTCTCAGCGATGGGCTCGCCGCCGTAGAATGGGCTGTTCTCTGCGTATAGCTTCTTGAATTGAGTTCGGAAGATCTCGCATGCCTCATCGACTGAGACGGGATCTTTCCGTGAGAGATACTTTTCGATGGCCTCGTGGACCGCGCCGCCGAAATCAAAGTGCAGCGAGAACTTATCGGAGCGACCACCTTCAAGGTAGTCTAGCTTCCAACGCCACTGACAGTCATTCGCAAAGCTGCTGATCTCTGAGTAACTAACGTATGGTCGCAAGCGGGCGCTTACCTTTCTTCTATACTTATTCTTCTATCTACTGCGTAGATCCTATAATATAAGCAGATAGACTATAAGCAATCAAAAGATAGTCTTATCTATAGTCTCTATACGACTGATACCTCTCTGAACAGCTGAAAAGAAATTGTAGGGCTCATAGCCGCGGTTCTGTTTCTCTACCGTCATTCATCTGAGCACCAACCCGGACCCTCCCCAGACGAGATCGTCAGGTCCTGTTTGGCTTAGTGCGGGCCAAGTTGTGGTTAACTGCATCGGTCGGCTTCCGGAATACTGACCCTTCAGCCCCTTCATGCTCCCACAGAGCTTGGGCACCTGTCTTGCGCACCCGCGAACTTCCTCGACAGACTGAGGCCATCCAGCTGCCGCGACGGTCCGACCCTACAAAATGCTACAAGAAGGACTCGAACCTTAGCGACCGGGATTATGAGTCCCAGTGGGGCATCCCACCCTTTGTAGCGAAAAAATGTGCCGGGCTGCGTGAGACACTTCCCGTTGATCCCAACAAGGGCGGAGTGGCAGTCACAACGCCCACGCAGCTTCACTGCCTCATCTCCAGTTACGTAGCCTAGGACATACTGAAGACCGACACAAACTTAGAAAACGTGCGCTTTGAACATGTAGTAGATAAAGCAACCCAGAGACGTCAACGTGAACAGCATGCAGAAGATCATTGCTGTCGCAAAGGTCATCTGCCATGCGTTCTTTGCGCTCATTTAGGTAGCCTTTCTAAAAATTTTCTGCACCACCCCTCGACGGTCGAGCGGAATGGCCACATCCAGAGATACATCTTACCACAGAAAGAATCGGCGATCCACTTGACCCTTGCTTCTTCAAGCATATTGCGGTACGTCCCAGCTGGCGTGTGCTCACGCACCCATCGGAGGTTCTCCCTGAACCCTCGCCACTCCCAGAACGCCTTGAAGGACGGACCGATCGGAAGGAACAAGAAGTACGATAGGAAGAACAGCACGTTCCACCTGTGCTGGTCCATCATGTGCACACTCTCATGACGCAGTGCCTCCGCACCGAGATCGGTGAAAAGGTATCTCTTGGTCATGTAGATCGTGTTCCAGACGGTTATGCCGGCCGCGTCGACATTGAAAGTGCGAAAGAACCAGCTATCGTTCAGGTCTCTGACCTGAAACTTAGGGTTCAACGCGGTGAGCCGCGCTACTTCCTGTTCCCATAGAGTCATACGATATATGATTCATCAAACGGCAGATACTTTCCATTTGTCTTAGGAGTGAAAATAAGCTTCTGGCGTCTGGCGATAGAGTTCTGGCCGGCAAGGCCAATGTGGATCCACCTCGTCATCCCACCTCTAGCTGTCGTGTGGGCCTCCCAGATAATCTGGTCGTAGCCTAACCCTGGGTCATCCATGATGACCTTGTAGGCCGTCAGGAGATCCATGTTCGGGACCATGTCCGCCGCGTCTCCCCGGAGGTGAGCGGACGTCTTTGACCCATGAACGGCGTCGTTGACCGCGGGGCTACGGAATCCGGAGTTGATCTTGATGGGAACACCCAGCGAGCTCCTGATTCTCTCGAGGGCGTAATTCGCCAAATAAGTCAAACGCTTGATCTGATCCGGAGAGGGATTATTCGGGAGCCCAGTGTCGGTATGCGTGAGCTCTTCTAGCGTGAAATGAGGGGAGATGTCCATTTCATAGATAGTGTTGGGTAAGGGTAATACCCACCCCCACCCATACCACCATCTGAAAGTGCTGCGGCCCCTCCCGGGGGCCGCAGGTGTGTTATACCTTGGGGTACACCATCCCCCAACCCCGGCCCTTCTGAAAGGGCGTGGGCCTCTTAGATATCCACTCCGGCCTTCTTAGCCAGCGCCTGGAGCTCCCAGAACGCGACCTTCGTGAAGACCAGGTACCCTACCACCACGGCTCCGACAGTGGCGACGACAGTAAGGCTGAGAAACGTCGCGAGCACGTACTTCAGCAGGAAGAAAGTAAGCACAGCAGCCGCGATAGCCGCGAGCAGCTTCTTCCAGTTCTCAGCAAAGAAATTCTTGATCGATTCAAACATGTTATTCCTCCTGTTAGAGGTCATCCCACCAATTGGGAGACCCGTCTCCGTTCACAGATTCAAGAACCTGCTGGGAGTACCGATCGAACCAATCCTTGACCGGCTTCTTCTTGCGTAGTATATAGCCTCCTGGACTGCGAGGTTCCTCTGGTTGTGGCGTTGGAACGCCTCCTCCTTGATCTCGAGTCGCTGGAGCGACCTGAGCACGAAGCCACGGATCTGTGATCGCGACCCGTGGGTCTCTGGCATGCACAGAACGTGCCGGCTTCGGCTTGGGCTCTTTGTTGCTACGCTTCGTAGCCTGTGGGAAGTTTTTGCTAGCCTCAATCGCTGCGTCCCACGCCTCGCTCTGCTTCTTGTAGTACTTGCCGATCTGTACACCGTTCACGGTGACCATCCAACGATCCTCAACCTCACCACCCTTCTTCTGCAGAGGATCGTTCCAAACACGGATGGCTGGTCCACCCGTCATCTCGGGTGACATCTTCGAGGCCGGAGCCATCGTGTGAGATCTCTGACCCATAGTCCTCGCAACGCCTGGGTCGCGGCGAACCTGGCCAAGAGGCTCTCCAGACTGCTTGCCAACGATCTCTTCACCCGTGTCAGGATCAATAGCTACAGGGTCAACAGGATCAGGATCCTGGAGCGGAGGATTCTCGCCCGAGAACACCCCTGCTGCTCTCGTCTTTTCAGGTGCTGCGCCGCCGATGCCTGTTGCTGGATCGAACGTGGGCTTGTCGAACGAGAGATACTCAGGGTCTGCTCCACCGCTGCGGCCCGTCATCTTCTTCATACCACCGGTGATCTTAGCTAACAACCTGTTATTCGCGAGGTCCGTGGTCGCATCAGCATCAAGCTTCTTGCTTATCGCGGCAAGCTCGTCGTTGAACTCCTTCGACCTTTCGACAGCGTCTCTGTTAGCTAGGTACGAAAGCTCACCTGTTCTGGGGTCGAACTTCACGCCTCGGCCACGCTGCGCATCGATCAGTCCCTTGTCTACAAGGTGATCGTACGCGTCTCTACGCAGTTTTGCACGCGCTCCCTTGAGCGCCACTCTGATGAAATCGTAGATGATGTTGTGCGCCTGCTGCATCTTCGTACCGGAGAGACGAGGGAGAGCATCGATGAGATTCAAAGCTCTCTGTTTGCTGCGAGCCATCTCGCCACCCGTCCTGGTGATGCCACCTCCGCTTCCCTTATACGTGAACTCAACCTCTTTACCCTGTTCCGGGTCCCACCTCTTCACGACAACGTCTTCTGGATCTGTCACTCTCTTCTTGGAGCGAGAGCCAACAGACGAGAACTTATCGATGGCGTAATCGCCCCAATTCTCGATGAAGTGCTTGATCCGGTCAAGATCGTTTTGGATCAGCTGACGCTCTCCTGCAGGAGCGGGAGCCATGCGTCCCGTGATAGGCTCCTTTGGCTGCTTCTCTGGGTCCTTCTCGTCGGGGTCAATACCTGGGCCGGACATGTCCGTACCCCAGATCTTGCGTTTGCCACCCTTCCCACCCCCGGTGAAACCAGACGCAGCACCTCGCGCCTTCAGTATCGACATCCTAATACGCCGGATGATCTCACCCTGAACCTCAGGGGAGAGAGCTTTCCACTCGGGGTTATTTGGGTCGATCTCTATCCCCGTAGGAACATCATCGGGCGCATCTCCCACTCTCGTGTCTATCGTCGGACCACCCTGCTGGGGTGTGAGACCAGGTGACTGCTTCGTGGCAATCTGCTTAGTCGTACCAGCAAACTGAGCGGGAGTCTTTCCGGCGGGCACGTCCAAACCTGCCGGAATGGGATCAGGCTCCACAGGAGCCGCACCAGTTGGTTGTGGGTCAATGTCAATGTCACCGCTTCTAACAGGAGGATTCGGACCACTGGCGGCACCAAACGGACCACCGACCTTACGACCTCCGGCCCACCTGCTTCTAGGTTCTATCGTCGTTCCCTGGACGCCCTTGACTGCCGTTGTTGGAGCTAGATCTGACTTCGGGATCTTAGCAAGATCTTGCTTCCACTGCGCAGGCGGTGCCGGAGGCGGCCTCAAGCTAGCAAGCAGAGACTGGTACTTATCCTGAATCGCCTTTATGTACTCAGGGTCCTCAGCTCCCAGATCAGTCCATGGCGGGAAATCCTTCATCAACTTCTTGAGGATCTTAAGCCGTAGCTTTTTCTTTTCTTGATCCTCTACTGACTCCTCACCCTTCTTCTTGGGGGTGCGGTCCTCAGTAGATTCAAAATCACCAGCGGGAGTGATTTCCTTCTTTTTTCCCTTGGGGTTGCGTGGCTTTGCCATCTTGCACGGCCCTCCTCAAGGGATAAGTAGATGATTTATCAGGAAATGGTGGACCCGCCGGGAATCGAACCCGGACCTCTCCCGTGCGAGGGGAGGATGCTCCCGTTATCACTACGGGCCCAAAGTTAATACTGCTGCGTATTCTGGCGTCACTTGAGGCAGGCATTCAGCAGCCAGGCCAGGACAAGCCAGAGGAATCTGAGTCACTTTGACGTGAGAGCAGGAAGCCAAGAAAAGAAGCAAGAACAGCCAGCGCATCCTCTAAGTAGAGGGTTTCTCGACAATTGCGCAGGGCGTCTCGACAGGAAGTCTATGCTTCCATTTCTCGACGAACAGCTTCTTACTGTCTTCAAAGACTGGGGGTGGCAGCAAAACGAAACTTGAATGTAGAGCTGGAGCGTTCACAGCAATCACACGCTCTCCTCGTTCCTCTGCTTGCATACAGACGTCTGCATCGTAGAAATGAAATCCAAGAGCAGGGTCAGGACGGATAGGGCCTGCGGTTTTAATCGTCAGGGACAGACCATCCAGCACCCTGCAGTCCTCTGGCAGATTTCCGTATTTCATCGTCCGGAGTCCTAGAAGATCCACGATGTTGCCACACTCGTGTCTATTTCCTTTAGTCCTGTTCCCATTGACTCCAAACAGACCAGCAACACCGACAGGTCTCTTCGCATCCTCAGCCCAGAATTGAGACCACATCCGCCGTCCCCAATCTTTCGGGATGTACAGGTCGTGATGGATCATCGTCATCAATTTCTTTCTGGTGTTTCTAGCCATGTGAAAAACCTCAGCCATGTTGGCCGGATTCTTCGCCACGAACCTCTCGTGCTTGTTACTGTTAAACTCTTCCGACGTCTCAATGTTATTCCGAAAGACCCGTTCATCGTTCGTGCTGACAAGTAATGCAAGACCATCGTAATCTCTCGCGCTGACTGAGGGCAGCTTCTCTGCTATAAATGTGGGACGAAGAAGAGTCATCAGTGAGGTTAACGCCTGTCCACGCTCACCCTGCTCATCAGCGATCTTTTTGAGATATTCTGGGGGTGCATACGTTTGCTCACCTCCCATGAAGATGGGAGTGAACCCAGCGTCCAACACAGCTCTAAAGAACCCCTGGACTGTGTAGTACCTTTCGCCGACGACATCATCTCCCATCAGCAGGTCGTAAAGCTTCTCTCCGTATTGGGCGTTCAGGAAGGATGAGATCAGTATTCCCTTTGGGCCGAGAGCCATGTTGCAGATTCTCAGCGCTTCATGCGGGTTATCTGACTGCTCAAAGACGTCTGACGCGACAACAACGTCGTAATACGCTGAGCGGCTGGGATCAAAACCCTTTTCGGCGATGTCATTCGCACCGGGCAAAGACGCTACCAACTGACGATCAACATTTCCGAAGTGGAGGATGTTCCTGGCTCCAGGTGGGATGTGCTTCACCAGCTCATGGTGCGACATTATGCCTCCAAAATGGTGGACCCGGGGGGAATCGAACCCCCGTCCAAAGTTACTAACCAGCGATCACTACAAGCTTGTCGGCTGAACCCCGCCGCCGGGCACTCGCCACTCAATCACTTATTCCGAGGGGTCCGGTGGCCCACCCCCTCGGCGGCAGATCCCATATACTCGGTTTATCGCCTGATAGGCTAAGGGACCCATCCCCTACCCGGCGTGCAGTGCCGTTTTTTAGGCGGCGGCGAGAGCCATGTTTACCATGGGCTCGTTGGCTGCAGCGAAGAACGCGAAGTCCTTAGCATTTGATGCTTGGTCCTCT